ATGAACAACTATCGAGTACTCAGACTAACAAGTGGTGATGAAATTGTGTGTCAAGCAGTTTCTGAAAGACCAGAATCTATTACTGTGAGATCACCACTTGCTATCGTTAATGTTGCAAAGGTTGTTGGTGATGAAGTAGAAGAATCACTCTCTTTACAGAGATGGGTACATTTTACTGAAACTGAAGAGGTTGACATCAGTAAAGCACAAGTGATTGTGAATACAGGTGCTAGTGTTGGACTCCAAAGATTCTACGAATATGTGGTTGCCAAACTAGACTCAGATGAGGAATACTCAGAGGAATTGGAAGAGGAGGAATATGAAGAGATTGATATTGCTACTGCACCAACCCCAACAGAATCAATACATTAAAGATATTCCTTGAAAACCCTACATAGCTGATTATACACACTTGTCAAGAGAAGTCAACAATAATTTTAATAAATTGATTAAATTATTGACAATTCCTACCGATTAGGGTATTATAGACAACATATACCTAAAGAGGGATTTATGAAAAAACAAAAAGCACATTACGTTGACAATAAACAGTTCCTAGAAGCAATGAAGGATTGGAAGGCTCAGTGTGCAGAAGCAGAAGAGACGGGAAGTCCACAACCTCCTGTATCCAATTATATTGGTGAATGTTTTCTGAAAATTGCAACACACCTTTCGTATCGTCCTAACTTTATTAACTACACTTATCGTGATGAGATGATATCAGATGGCATCGAGAACTGCTTACAATATGTTCACAATTTCAATCCAGAGAAATCGAACAACCCATTCGCATACTTTACCCAAATAATCTACTATGCATTTCTGCGTAGAATTCAGCGTGAGAAGAAACAGCAACACGTCAAAAATAAACTGATTGAAGGTATGACTGTCGAATCCGTTTCAGATACTATTGAGGGTGACGATACTGCGTATGATAATGGATATGTGGAATATTTGCAACAGAACTATCTTCCAGATGAAGATGTCTACAAACCTAAGAAGAAGAAACCCAAACCTAAAGGGTTAGAGAAATTTTATGATGGAACTGATGAGGAACTTGTAGAACATGAAGATAGCACTGATAACTGATACTCATTTCGGTGCGAGAAACGACAATCTAACTTTTAATGAACACTTCTACAAGTTCTATGATGAGGTATTTTTTCCTTATCTAATCAAGAACGATATTAAGACAGTAGTTCATTTGGGTGATGTATTAGATCGCCGTAAGTTTGTATCGTATCGTATCGCACACGATTTCCGTAGGAAGTTTCTGAATCGATTCTCTGAATTGGGGATCGATTTGCACTTGATTGTGGGAAACCATGATACTTACTACAAGAACACCAACAGTGTCAATTCTCTAGATGAACTAGTCCATCACGAAAACGCAACTGTCTACTCAGAAGCAGAAGTTGTTGAGTTTGATGGTACTCAGATCATGATGATGCCTTGGATCAATAGTGAGAACTATGCAAGTGCAGTTAAGTTGATGAACGAAACTACTGCACAGATTTGTATGGGACATCTAGAGATCAATGGTTTTGAGATGCATGCTGGTCATAAGGCAGAGAACGGTTATTCCAAAGAGTTGTTCAAACGTTTCGATATGGTAATGTCTGGACACTTCCATAAGAAGTCTGATGATGGACAGGTGTACTATCTAGGCACACCTTATGAGATTACTTGGTCAGATCATAACTGTCCAAAGGGTTTCCATCTATTTGATACGTCAACAAGAGAGTTGACAAGAGTCGTTAATCCATATACACTATTCCATAAAGTATATTATGACGACTCGACAGTCGATTACAATACATTTGACGTGGAATCTCTCAAGGAAAAGTTCGTCAAGATTGTTGTCGTCAATAAGAAGGACTTCTATCAGTTTGATCGTTTCATCGATAGAGTTCTGAATGAATCTGGAGCACATGAAGTTAAGATTATTGAAGACTTCAGTGAACTGGATGCAGAGAATGTTGATGATGCTATCATTGAGAACGCAGAGGATACTCTTGCTTTACTTGATAGATATGTAGACGAATTGGATGTAACTTTAGATAAAAATCGATTGAAAGGACTACTCAAGTCTTTGTATGTCGAAGCGAGTGATTTGGAACTGTGATAAATTTTAGAACTATAACGTGGAAGAATTTCCTTTCCACGGGTAATCAACCTACGACTGTACAACTGGACAGAAGTATAACAACACTGATCATCGGAGATAACGGGGCGGGTAAGTCAACCATCCTCGATGCATTGTGTTTCGTTCTGTTCGGTAAACCTTTCCGTAATATCAATAAGGCACAACTACTGAACTCTGTAAATCAGAGGGAAGCACTGGTGACTATTGAGTTTGAGGTGGGTGGTAAGAATGTAAAGGTGATTCGTGGAATCAAACCAAACGTGTTTGAAGTCTACGTCAACGATAAGATGGTGAATCAGGATGCATCTGCTCGTGATTATCAGAAGTATCTAGAAGAACAAATCCTCAAACTAAACTATCGTTCATTCACTCAGGTGGTGATTCTTGGATCGTCTACCTTTGTCCCATTTATGCAATTACCCGCAAAGCAAAGACGTGATGTAGTGGAAGACATTCTTGATATCAAGATCTTCTCATTAATGAACATGTTATTAAAACAAAAGACCAAAGATGTAGCAGAAGATATTCGGAATGTCGAGTATCAGTATGATTTGACAAAGGACAAAATCGAGTTACAGGAGAAATACATTGAGGATCTCAAGAAAAACAAGTCCGATCAAGTATCTAAGATCAACACTAAGATCGAGGAAAACAACGAAGCACTTGTTACTAAGAAAGAAAAGAAACGTGCGCTCGAAATCGAGAATGAGTTTTTAACGGGAGACGTGGACGATAAGTCAACGGTTGAAACTAAGATTCGCAAGTTCCATAAGACTGAAGCAGCACTGCAGAACAGGAAAACAGAAGATGAGAACAAGGTCAAATTTTTTACAGAGAACGAGAACTGCCCGACTTGTACGCAAGAAATTGATCAAACTATCCGGCAGGAGAAGATCGCAGAACGTGTTGCTAAAATCGAGGAAATAGAATCTGCACTAACAGAACTAAATAAACTCACCAATGAACAACAAGAAAGATTGGATTCAATACATGAGATATTGAAGAAGGTTCGTGACAATGAGGTAGAGATTGCAAAACTATCAACTTCAATCACTGAATTAGAAACCTACAACCAGAATCTGATTACAGATCGTGACTCATATGAATCTGGTTCTGTGTCAGAGGGAGATAAGACTAAACTGGCAGAACTGAATGGACAACTGAAACTGATTGAGGATCAGAAGTCCAAGTTAAATGAAGACAAGTTCTATGTCGATGTCGCAAAGAATCTACTACAGGATTCTGGTATCAAGACAAAGATTGTAAAACAGTATTTGCCAATCATGAATAAATTGGTAAACACATATCTCAGTTCGATGGACTTCTTTGTTAAGTTTGAACTGGATGAGAATTTTAATGAGACGATTAAGTCACGATTCCGTGATGAGTTCTCTTATGCTTCATTCTCTGAAGGAGAGAAGATGCGTATCGATCTTGCACTACTCTTTACATGGAGAGCAGTCGCAAAGATGAAGAACTCAACGAACACAAATCTGCTCATATTGGATGAGATCTTTGATTCGTCACTAGATGGTGCAGGGACAGATGACTTCCTCAAAATATTATCACATTTAGGTGATACAAACGTGTTCATAATATCACATAAAGGTGATACTTTGTATGATAAGTTTAGAAGTATTCTCAAGTTTGAGAAGGTAAAGAATTTTAGTAGGATAGCGCAATGATATACAGATTATTAGATGCAGACTCACCGATGTTAAAGGTGAAACTGGAACCATTCACATTGGAATCTCTTCAAGAGAATTGGAACATGACCCCTGCAGAACTCAAAGAGAATCTTGCAGAAACGATGAGGCACTACAAAGGTATTGGACTTTCTGCAAATCAATGTGGTATCTCTGTTCGTGCATTTGTCATGTACACATCTCTGAATCCAGAGAACATTGAACTCTTTATGAATCCTAAGATCGTTTGGGAGTCTGAAGAGACAGAAAATATCACAGAAGGGTGTCTGACATTTCCAGGCGTGTTCATGTCACTCAAACGTCCAAAGACAATCGAGATCGAATACATGGATGCAAAGGGAGAGACACAGACACGCAAGTTCACTGGACTGACTGCTCGTGTGTTCCAACATGAGTATGATCATATGGAGGGGACAAACTTCACAGAACGTGCATCCAAACTCAAGTTACAACGTGCATTGAAAAAAGCAAAGAAAAAATTTAATATATTTTGAAAAATGTGTTGACATACCCCCCATGTTTTGTTACTATAACAATATAGTGATTAACAACTCGTAGGAGAGAACATTATGGCACATGAACTAGAAATTGTAGATGGCAAAGCGCAAATGGCGTATGTCGGTGATTTACCTTGGCATGGACTAGGAACTAAGGTTCCTGCTGATCTAACACCAGATCAGTTTATGGTGACTGCAGGGTTGGATTGGTCTGTCAGTAAAGAGACTATGACAACTGACTCAGGTATTGTCGTCCCAGGCAAGAAAGCGTTAGTACGTTCTAACGATGGTAAGGTACTGGATGTTGTTGGTTCTAACTGGAACCCAGTACAGAACGCAGAAGCGTTTGAGTTTTTCGATGAGTACGTTCGTGCGGGTGACATGGAAATGCACACTGCAGGATCACTCAAGGGTGGTGAGATCGTTTGGGCACTCGCAAAGACAAAAGAGTCTTTTGAGTTGTTCAAGGGTGATGTCACTGACAACTACTTCCTGTTCACAAACCCACACAAGTTTGGTAAGTCAATCGATATTCGTATGACACCAATCCGTGTAGTGTGTAACAACACTCTAACACTGTCTCTGAACAAGAACTCAGAACAGATGGTTACTGTCAATCACCGTAAGGCATTTGATCCTGATGAGGTGAAAGAACAGATGGGTATCGCTCGTGAGAAGATGGAACAGTACAAGTCTATGGCAGAGTTCCTTGGTTCTAAGCGTTACAACGGTGAAAACCTCACTCAGTACTTCAATGAAGTATTCGGTGTTCCTGCAAAAGAGAAAGTGGATAACGTTGTTCCATTCACATCTCGTAATGCAAAAACTGCAATGGAGCAGATGGGAACACAGCCTGGTGCAAACTTTGCAGAGGGTTCTTGGTGGCAAGCATTTAATGCAGTCACATTCATGACTGACCACGTTCAAGGACGTGAGGGGGATTCCCGTCTACAGTCTGCATGGTATGGACGTAACCGTAAGGTGAAACTAAATGCCCTAGAAAAAGCGTTGGAATACGCAGAGGCGGCATAAAGTTGACTATATAATATGGGCGCAGTTCGTAAGTCGTCCAGTGTCCAAAACCTACTCTGTGA